AAATTATTGTATATAATTTCTGCTTTAAAACTTTGTAGATTATTCAATCTATTTAGATTTTCGTACACTGACATCTCTATAAAGCTTGAATTTGGAACAGATATTTGATAGCCGTCATAGTTTTCTTTACAGAAGTAGTATTTATTCGTGCTCGGCAAATAGTAAACATTCCCTCGCATAGCATTAGAAAGAGGAAATGTTCCGTCTTTCTTTCCTGCTAAGTTATTTAGCTTAGTGTCTGTTTCCGTTTCTGTGTAGTATCTGTCGTCATGATTATGTGAACTTGGTGGAAAAGTAGATGGTTTTTCTTCTATTGCACCCCACGTCAATTTGATAGCTTTTATTTTTGCTTTAAATGCTTCCCAGAGCAAATACAATGCTCTAGCGGTAGCTAGCTTATTTGTGTTGTTTTCTTCATAGCTATCGGTTTTATCCAAGTTAAATCCTGTCTTTTTGTATTTGATAGTTGCTTCTTTTCCTTTGTCCCATTCCTCTAATTTTTTATCGATTTTTTCAAAGTTTTCGTTTTGGTCTTCTTCCACTCTGTAATAGTCGTTGTCCTCAGGTAAAAATAATTTTAAAAATCTTGTTGTTCTACTCATTACCAACCCCCCCTAGTATGTCACTTCTATTGTACAATTCACTATGTTTATATCTTTTTAATTCACCATGGGTGAACTGTCTCAAAAGTTTATGAGTACGATATTTGAAGACTATTTCATACGCCAAATGTGCGGGCTTTATAAGCTCGATTGTTTTCTTGAAATCTTCCATATTTTTTGGAACCCCAATCACATTCGTAAATACAACCTCAAAGCTATATTTTTCATTATGTTCAATGATTTGCACTCCTCCATTTGTAAATGCATTTCCAACCCTTACAATCATTTCTTTAGTTGTAGTTCCATAGCTTCTCAATTTTGAAATTAGTTTTTCTCTACGCTCTTCAATATTAGATGTTTCATCTCCGACTGGTAATCCAAAAATTCGCTCCCAGATTGGCAAACTCCAAGTTGCAGTATAAATAAAGAATTGATTAAGAATGTCTTGGCTTTTGAAGTCTAATTCTTCCAGTTCTCCTTGTATTGTTTTCTGCAATACTATAATTTCAGCTATAACTCTATAATACTTCGGCATATGCCGCATAAGTTTTTCTGCTTCCAATTACACCACTTCCTTTTGCAAGTTTATAGTAAGCAGTTTTGGAATTTCTTCTTCTTGCAGTTGTATATTTAAAACTCCACCATTTATCTGTAAGTTACTGTAATCATTCACTCCTTGCACATTTAAGAGAATATTCCCAATTTGTGCATAAGATACATAGTTTTGTTTAAATCCAACTTTCTTCAAATACTCTATCACTTCTTTTTCAAATGTATTTTGTATTTCCTCAAAATTTACATTTTTGCTAACCTTTGCAGTTCCTGTGATAGAAATATTTTTATTTGTTGCACTCTTTACAGTTACAGTAGCTCCGATTGGTCTTACTTCTTCTAAGTAAGTTCTAACTCTCTGTAATAGTTCTTCATCTGCCGTTTGGATTTTGCTGTTTACGATAACAACTTTAACAGTTCCTGCTCCATTCCACAATGGAAAGACCTTTACTCCACCAACTCCCTCAACTTCCAAACTCCATTTTTTGTAATGATATATATTTCCTGATGTGACAGGCTCTCTAACTTTAAAATAATATCTTTCTCTCAATTCATCATCTGTTTCTCCGTTATATCCACCTTTGATTTCTGCTTTATTGTTTACAGAATTTAATCCGGGAATAGTGACAGGAAATAGAGTTACCGTATTCTTGAGAACATTGTATGTTTCTCCGTTTTTTTCGCTTTCCACAGGAACATCAACAGTTCCATTTGTTGAGATAGTTTTTTCTTCTGTCGTTAAATAAATAAAAGTATCACTTGCAACTTTTGTTCCCAATGGAATTAAAGTGCCTGTAATACCTTGTATCGTCACTATTCCTTTTGCTTTAGTAGCTTGTTTTCTGAACACTCCAACTTCTTTCGTGATGTTATCTAAATACTCTCCTGTTGCTGTTTCTGCGAAAGAATTAAGAAAAATATAGTCTAGTTTTTCATAAAGTGCAGCCATTTCAATTGAAGCGGGGGCTAAATTGTCGTAAAACAATCCTCCTTCTGTCCTGTCATATTCTTCACTCACTCTCTCAAGCATACTGTTTAGTATTTCTTTCTGTTCTTTTTTTATTATCATAAGTAGCCCTCCCACTCAAACTCGTGAAAGTCTTGTAAAACTACAGTAAATTTAGTCTCTAATGTGTGTCTTACAAGTTTTACATCGATATCTTTAATTTCTTTTATTTGCTTATTTTTCAATACTGTTTCTTCTAACTCTCTTACAAATTCACTGTAAAGAATAGGAGTAGGGAATCTTTGCCCCGATATCATAGCTTTGTACTGCATACCATATTGATTTTTCCCATTTTCTTTATAAATATTAAATTTGTATTTTTCTGTTAAAAGAACTTTTTCTATCCACATTCTGACAGACCTTTCATCATCTGTTTTTATCAATTTTCCATTCTGCCTTAGCATTTTTCCTTTTTGAAAATCAATTAAAAATGTTTTTCTGTTTGTCTGTTTTTCTTGAATATTTGTATCTTTTGAATAGTCAACAAAGTTTATTTCTGGTAATATTCCCATTCCAAACTCACCTCCGGAGCATAGTTGAATACATCAACTATAAAAAATTTATCTTCTTCTGCATTAGGAATCACAAGCACAAACATACCCGGTTTTAATCGAAACACCGTTTGCAAAATAAATTTCCCTTTTTCTTTGTTTTCTTGCTCTGCGCTTGTGTTCAGAGCAAAAAAGGAGGACAAACTTCCGTTGTGCTCTGATAAACTTTTTGCGTCCCCGCCTCCACTCGTTGTCAATCCTTTTACTGAATTATTAGAACTTTCCCAGTCTTTAGAAGTGTTTCCTTTACTCTCATAATTTTTCATTGTGCATTCAATCGCTAATCTGTTTGTTATCGCATTGGATAAATATATCTTGTCAGCATCGATTACTCCATGTCCATTTAAAAGTTCAATAGAAATGTCCGGGAGTGGTTTCAATATTTTTCCTAACACTGCACCGATTGGACTTGGATTATCTCTCTTCTTGAACTGTTCTGCTACTGCAATATCCCAAGCTTTTTCACTCATTCTTTGTACACCTCCAAACTTAAACTAGCCCTATGGATTCCATTTTGCAAAGCGTGATTGCTTTCTTTAATAAAATATTCTCCTTTTACATTAAAAAATGGCAGGTCAATATCAATTACCCTGCCACTTTTCACTTTGTCATCGCCTAATACATCAATCGAGAAATCCTCCGTAATTTTATTCAATTTCTTTAATTCGTTTTTTGCTACCAATGCTGCTTTTTTATGCTCTTTTTCATCTAAAATAACCACATGTTGCAATTTCCCATATTTCTTTATGTTCTCAACATCTTGCTCTTTCCCAACTGTTCTGACAGCTTTCTTATTTTCTGTAACAACCAAGATAGAGTTTTTCATATCTACGATAGACCTGTTCAAAGTTACATTCCCTGCATTTTTTTGAACATCAATAAAAACACCTTCGTGCATTTCATATTGTCCTGTGACCTTTATTTTTTTGAAAGGTCCTATCTTTAATATTCCTTTGTCCATTTCTACAAAAAATCTCTTAGAGTTATGTTGTGAGCATTGCTTTATGATGTCGTAAATAACATCAGAAATCACCTTATCCTTGTATATTTTATCTATCTTAGTATCTAAGCCACTGACTTCTACCTTTATACCTATTTCTTCACATAAAGACTTTACACAGTCATTTCCAACCATTTTTTTAAATTGCTTAATAACAGTACTTTTATTAAGATACCAAGCCATGTCATAAGCTGTAAATGATGTAGTCTTTTCGTTCGGGCTTTCTGAGACAATAATACATTGCAATAAGCTCTCTCCTTGTTCGTTTATTAGCTGTACGCTGTCCCCTAGTGTAATATCCAGAAGAAACGAAAAATTTTTATCGTAGCGATTAACTGCGACATCAAAGCTCAATTCAACTCCTAATGTGTCAACGCTATCACGCCATGATATATTCCCTGTATAATCTGTGATGTCTTTATTTTTTACCATAATTTTATACATTGCTATCACTTCCAGTTACTGGGAGAATATACTCTTTGATATCTAAAGTATAAGGGATATCTCCTGCTCTATCTCGAATTTGATATGTGAAATTGTATCTGCATAACATATTCAAGACAACTTGATATTTATCAATAACAATTACACGGACCGGAACTCTCAAATCTCTGTATTTTTCAAAGAAGCGGATATACTCTTTTGGGTTTTTAAATTTAAACCAACTTACAAAATAGTATTTTTTGCTTGGAAAAAAGGAGGAAAAAGAGAAACTTCTCAATCCTTTTCCTCCTATCAAATTTAATGTTTTTCCGTTCGCTGTCTCAAATTCTTCATCTTTTGTTTCGCAAGAAATAGCTTCTATTCCTTGCACTACAGGAATAGCGATAGTTTCTTGCTGTCCAATTTCATTTTCGGCCATAAAGATAATTTCCATTCTACCCCCTCCTTACATATTGCCTAATGCCGCTAATACTTTTTTTCCTGTGTACTCTGCATATCTTTCCATATGTTCCTTTTCTCCAATGAAGTTTCCTGAAACATGGACATGAACTTCTACTTTTTGATTTCCTTGCCTTGATAAAGCCTTGCTTTGTTCATGGCTTAATATTTGTGTTCCCGGAGGCAATACCGCCGTTTCTGTCCGTCCACCCTCATTTATTCTAGTTGCTCCACCTTTGAAATATGAAGTTCCCAACGCTTTTCTTCCAAGTGTTTTTGCAGTGCTTGTAGAAGTTTTATTTTCAGAAATATTGATATTTTTATCTTTTATTTCGGTATCATTCCAAAATTTGAATTTATCTATCAAACCACCGATAGCTTTTTTTGCCGTTTCGATTGGGTGTAAAATCATATCTAATGCTTCCATGAAAAAATTAGTGATTGCGTTCCAATTTTCGTAAATGGCGTCTTTCAATCCTAAAAATAAATTTATAGTTGCTCCTATTGGATTTCCGAATTTTAGAAACCATTTAATTAAACGCCCAATTGGGTTGTTGTCTAGCATATTCCACAAACTCAATGCTTTTTCTTTTATCCAGTCAAAATTCTTGATACATAACCATATTCCACCAACTAATAAAGCGATTGCGGCAACTACAAAACCGATTGGGTTTGCGTCCATAGCTGCATTTAACGCCCATTGTGCCGTTGTCATACCATTTGCTCTTGCTATTTGTAAAGCATCCCAAACTGCTTTTATTTTCAATGCCCCAATCATAGCGTATGTATAACCTACAGACAAGAACATGATAAGTTTATAAGCTCCCAATGCCCCAACTAATGTATAAACAACCGGACTTATTCTATCCCAGTTATTTATAATGCTTTGAGCGATTTCTATTGCTTCATTTGCTCCATCAAGTAGCATTCCACCGAATTCTTCAAGTGCGGGTCCCGCTTTATCCCACAAGCTACCAATTAAATCTTTGATTTGTATCAAATAAGGCTCCGCTTTCATAATCATTTGTTCGATTGTATCTGCAGTTCCTAGTATAAAGTTTTGAATATCAGGAATTTTGGCTTCAAACCAACCTGCAAATCTTCCGAGATAAGGAAGTAACTTTTTACCGAGTTCTTCTTTCATATCTCCCCAAGCATTTTTTGCAGCGGTTATTTTCCCCTCGTCTGTTTCTCTCAAAGCCTTATTTACTCCCCCTATTGAGACAGTAAGTTTTTTACTAATTAAATCCATTCTTTGCTCTTGTGTCATAGCTTTATAAGCTTTTTCTTCTGCTGTAGACAACTGAACTCCATATTTTAGCAGTCCTTTTGTTTTTCCTGCTAAAGCTTTTCCAATCACATCAGCCATAGCGATACTATCTTCTTGCGTTCCATTCAACCCTTTTTCTTTTGCAATCATATCATTTAGATTAGGCATTAGTTTTTTGATTTGGTCGCTTCTTAATCCGTAAACCGCTAATTGAGAAGCCCCAGCAAGTGCCACCTCATCTCCAACTACGCCCAAGCCCTGCAAGGCACTCGCCTCATCTTTGATAGCTTGTATTTGTGATGCGGAAGCATTGCTTGTCCTTTTCATATTAGTTTCAAGTAATTTTTCAACTCGTAATTGGTCTTTTGCTGCATCAATAGATTGTTTTGCAAAAACAGTAGCCGCAGCTGTAAATGCACCAACGCCTATCGCTGCATATTTTGCCGTCTTTTTAAATCCTGCTTTTACGGCATTTCCAAATCTCTTCATTTGTCTTTCTGCTTTTTGTAAAGCTTTGTTCATGCCTGTTGTGCTAGCTGTTGCATTTTGAAGCGGTTTTGTGAACTGATCTTTTAAACTTAGCAAGACATTTATATTCTTTGCCATATATCCTCCTTTCATGTTTTTTTGAGTATAAAAAAAGAGCCGTATGGCTCTTCTTATTTGAATTTTTTCTTATACTGAACTTTTATGAAGTTTCTGACAAACTCGGACATGGAAACATTTTCAATTTTAGAAAGTTTTTCAAGTTCTTTGTATGTTTCTTCGTCTAATCTAATTCTTAACATTAGTTTTTTTTTAGAGTCTGTAGGTCGCCCCATTTTGCTCTTTTTTTCTTCCATCTTTTCTCCTTGACTTTTTCAACAAAATAAGATATTATAGAAGTACCAATTAGTTCTAGCAAAATAAGAGTTTTTAATCCTTGATTAAGAGCTCTTATTTTTTTATCCATTTGTAAACCCTATATCCGAACTCTAGTACTTTCACAATGCACAAAATAATAACTGCCGCTTTCCACCATTCCATTTTCTTACCTCCTTTTTTCTATCTAAGAGGGGAAGGGAGGCGGGGCTTTATTGCCCCTTGTACCTCCTTATGATTTTTATCATCCATTTTATGAACCTTACAATCCATTCAATGGCTTCAAATATCACAAGTATCTTCCCAATTAGTTCTAGCATGTTGCTTTGCCTCCCCTCTTGAATATATAATAATATATGTAGCCATATAAATAAAGAACTTTTTTTATTTTTTTAAATCTTTTTTTGCTTGTTTATACAAGTCTTTTAGCTTATTTTTCTTATATTTATTCCTTAAAAATAAATACACTCCACCAACCGCTAAAATCAACACAGTAAAAAAATATCCTGCTCCTATCATCTTGCTGCCTCCTTATTTATCCTTTCAATCTCTAATTCCATTGTCGCTAACATAAACATTTTTTCAGTTAAGTTTAAATTTAACAAATAATCCAATTTAAAACCTCTTAGAGTATAAAAAGAGAGGAGAGCCATCTCGGCATCCTCTTCAATTAGTTTTTTATGTCCTCAACTTCTTCCTCTAATAAGTTCTTTTTGTTCTCATCTGCAAGCCCATAAATTGCTAAGATTTTTTCTGTAAGCTTTCCAACTTCTCCGATATTGTCATCAAATACTTTCAATACGATTTCATGAGGTTCTGCCACATCATAGGCGGCTTGCAATTCTTTTTCTCGAAAAATTGGACAATGCTTTAAAATCAATTTACAGTTAGCTTCTGTGCTAGCCGTCATCGTTTTTTCTTCCATGTCATCCATAATTTTCATAACATCTCTTGCTCTTTGCTTCACAATCTCAATTGTTCCTCCAAGTACTTTTGAATTGAAAAGAACAATTTTCATTTTATCGCCATTTGATTGTTGTTTTCTAGCCAATAGCATTTCTAAAGTAATATCCTTTGCCATTTCTTAATATCCTCCAATTATTTAATCAAATCAATAAATCTATATCCGGAGAAAGAAAAAGGAACTTCTTCCTCTCTAATCTCTTTATTTGCCCATTTTAACGCCATAACTTCATTGATAGTAACTCCTGTAAGCTCTACCCGCTCTGCTCCATATCCAGTTGGATCTTCTAATTTTCCAACTAGTTTAATATCAGGAATATCTCCTGTTCGGATACCCTCGTGCAATAACTCTGCAATTGAGGAATCTATTTTGTGAAGCGTCATTGTCCCTTCTCCTGTAAAGCCCATATATCTCTTATGCTTCCCTAAATCTCCTGCAATATCAATATCCTCATATTCCAACGTGATTTTCGCTTCAAAAGACTTTGCTGCCCCAAGTTCTTCATTGTTTAGCCAAACAGCACCAAAGGAGCCTCTCAAAATCTTGTTTTTATCCATTTTCTTTGCCATTTATCAACCCCTCCTAAAACATATTGATAGTGAATTTAAAGTCTTCAACCGCATTCAATACCTTAATTTGTGCAGTCATAAAGACTTTTTTCTTGAAAGATAATTTCTTAATTTTTTCATCTTCCCAATCTTGCACTTCTGTTTTTCCAACGCCTAACCAAGCCAATCTTTGAGCTTCAATATCCACTTCTGCATAGTTGTCATATTCTTTGTCAAGAATATCCTCTCTTGCTAATTCTTTGAAATAAGCATTGATTGCAGAGAAAAACAGAACTTGATTATCATACATATTTTTGTATTTTCCAATCCAAGTTTTGAAAGTATTGTAAATGTCATCTCTCATCAAATCCATTGACTCAATAATGATAATATCTTTCATATCTTCTGTCTCATCTTGTGTAATTTCTTGTAAAGATGTACAAGCTCTAGCAACTCTTATATCTCCCTCGTCTTTATGTAAGCAGAAACCACCTTTATCAATGACATCATCAATATTTTCAAAATCGGATACTTCTACTAAGTTGCTACATAAGAAAGAAGTTGCTGATCTTGTCATTGGCAATCCTGCTAACATTCCTAAGATAGACGGAATATAGTGCCAACCATCTTCCTCCCCTCTCTTGCTATCTGCAAATGTAACTTTATCATTCATCAAGTTTACAATCCCTTTATTGTCTGGCTTTGTGGCTTTGTGAACGACTGCTTTATAAGTTTTTCCTGCTTTTCGCATAGACTTAATCCAAGATACCAAAGTAGCTGTATCTGTTTCTTTTCCGTCGTATCCTAAACCTACCCAGTTAATTCTTTCTTTTGCAACCTCCTTTAACCCATCAGCCAAAGTCCCGCTTTTTAAATTAAAAACGACAACCTTTGCAGGAGTGAACTCAAAGCAATCTTTAACTAATTGCAAGTTTTCTTTTCCGTAGTCGTTGTCTGTAATATCCGTTATAATCTTGTATTCCTTTCGTTTCCAATCTTTCGTGCTCTCTTTCACAATAAGCCCTACAATCCCAAGTTGACTTCTCTTGATTGCCGTAATAGCTTTTTGCTTAAAGATGATATCAATCGTTGGTCTTCCCATTCTTTACCTCCTAACTTTTTACGTTGTATTCCAATTCTTCCATCATTTCTGCCGCAATATCATTTTCTATTTCTTCCATTGTGTAGCCATCAAAGCTTGCTATTAAAACCCCGTCCGTTTCTTCAAAATGTATTTCCTCAACAGGAATAGCGAATGTTTCTGTTATCCAAAGAGTATGCAAAAACACATCTTCTATCTTATCTGTTATTTTCAATCTCTCTATTCTTCCCTTTTCTGCTTTCGTTGGGAAAAAATATATACGGATTGTAAATTCTCGTTCTTTGTAAGTTGTCATAAACGCACTAGTTTTCAATCCGTCTAGTTCCGTACGAAAGCTAGGCCGATTGAATTTTTCAGATAAGTCTTTACTGTCTATCTCGACATCTGGGAAAGTTTCTGCAAGCTTTGAATTTACAGCTTTTAAAATCTGGCTTAGTTTAATCACTAAAAACCTCCATTCTTCAAGACTTCATCAATAAAGCCATCCGCTGCCTTTACAAAATCATCATGAAATTCTTTTTCCGCTTCTTCTAAGATATGATAGCCTTTTTTAAATCCATGTTCTTTTCCATTTTTTCCTCTTCCTTTGATAATATGCCCATGTTCAATCAAGTGAGCATGAGGCATATTGTTATAAACCCTTACCGTATCCTCTTCTCCCATGTATTTATAAACCTTTCCACGCTTAAATCCCTTCATGTAGTTTCCTGTTTTTTTTCCAATTTTGCTCTTTGCTTTTACTTTCACCCTTTTTTTGAGTTCATTCCCTTGCTTTCCAAGAAATTTTCGAGCTTCTTTTGGATATTTTTTAGCAAGTCTTAACACTTCTTTTTCAATCTCTTCTAAATCTTTGCTTGAGAAACCATAGTCACTCATGTTTTACTCCTCTACTCTTTTACAAAAAACCTCTATAAATTGATTATCTTTGAAGTCCTGATTGAAATAAATAACTTCATATTTCAATCCATCATAAAGAAAAAACCAATCTTTTTGAATGTTTGGGATTGATTTTCTTCTAAAAGTGAATTTAAATTGATGTTCATTACTTTCTGTCTCTGCCTGCCCTGTTTTTACGCTGGAATTTTGAGGAACAATTTCGCAATATGTCTTTTTCATCAGTCTTGGCACTTTGTCATTCTCTCCAAGTTCGTTCTCAGCGTCTTCCCTGTGCCAAACTTCTATCAAGTGTCTTAATCTGCTTGTGATGTCGTTCATTTAACCACCTGCCTGTAGTTGTGTCATCATACTTCTTACTGTATAGGTAAAATCTTTACTCTCCCCATGTTCTCGATTGTCATACCAATCTTGAATGATAATATAACATAGCAATTTTGCCCTTTTCTCAAAGTTTTCATCTTGTAATCTTTTTTCTAAGTCACAAATTGCATCTGATAGATAAGCTTCTGCTGCGGTCATCAAAGACCGCAACAAAACATCATCTTCTTCATAATCAATTCTCAAATAGTTTTTTACCTGTTCCAAATCCAAGAACATTTACATCACCGCCTAAGATGCAGGAGTAATTTCTACATAAACAACCGCTTCACTATCGACTTTCTTTACGTCAAATCTTTCAATAGCTCTCAATAGAGTTGCATTTGTTGTAAATCCTGCCTCTGTTGATACAGCTAATTCTAGCCCCTCTCTATCAAAGAAATAAATCATTTCTGATACATCCCCAACATAGAAAGATTTTTTACTAGGTGCATCAGGTAATAAAGTATCTTTCAACACAATAATTCTTCTTCCTTTGAATAATTTTTGAGTTGGATTTGTTAAATCTACTGTTAACAAAGGTCTTTTGTTTCCGTCTTCTAAGCTGTCTAGCCAATCGAAGCCGCTTTGGTTTGTGATAATCACTGCGTTTGCAGAGATAGCAGGATCTAATTCTTTATTTAAAGCAGTATTCAATGCTTTATAGTCTGTTCCTGTTTTCTTTGTTGCAGTCTTTAAAATTTCTAAAATCTTTTTATTTTCTGTATTTACAGACTTTTTCACAAATCTTTTTCCGACAAAAGAAGTTAAATTTGCAGTTTCATCCGCAAGTAAAGTATTTGAGATAGGAATAATATCTCCATAGTCTGCTGTTTTGAAATAAATTTGTGAGAAATCAATATCATGTTTTGCAATTTCTGATAATTCATCAAAATTTGTCAACTCTCCATCTGCTCCTGCTTCCATCGGCATTTGACCGTGATTAGAAGTTACAGGAATTACTGTACATAGAGATTTTAAAGTGATTTGCGTTCTTCTTAGTTCTTTAATTTGTTCAAATTGTTGTGCTGGAACTAAATATCCACCTTTTCCATCTGTAGATTCTACTTGTCCTGGAGTCCCTACTTGGTTCAAGTATTCCATTTCGGCGTTATTCAAAGGTTTTCTTAATACTAACTTATTGAAAATTACTATCTCATTCACTTTATTTTTTGCCTTCACTTCTTTCTTTCCTCCTACTTCCGTATTCATCATTTCTTCAATTTCTGTTTCTCTGATTTTGTTTTCTAAATCTTTTAATCCTGCAAGTTTTGCATGTGCTTCTTCAATTTTGCTTTCTGCCTTTAATGTTGCGATACTGTTTTTTAATTCTTCATATTCTTTTCTTAATTCTACTGATTTTTTCATTTAAATACCTCCTAATGCTAATGCAATATCAATTTCTTTGCTTAAATTTTCCATTTTTTCCTTTTCTTTTGCTTCTAAATCTTCCTTTTTCCTATCAATTTTATTCAGAATATCCTTTGGGATATGCTTGAATTTTTGATTTGTAAAGGCAAAATTGATAAAGTTTTCTTTTTCTCCAACTATGACTTTGAAGAATTTTTGAGCTTCTTCTCCCGTAAACCAAGTCGTTTCTTTCATAAGATTCAAAATCTGCTCTTTGTCTACTCCCTCAACTGCTTTTTCCGTGTAATTATTAGCGATTCCATCTTCCAGTTTTTCCAAAACCTTAATTTGCTCTGCCAACTCATCAGCATTTCCAAACACTCCACAGCTTACTCTATGTATCATCAAATAAGCATTGCTTGGAATGATAATTTCATCGCAACCAAACGCAATCGTTGAGGCAGAGCTTGCAGCCAAGCCGTCAATATAAGCAACTGTTTTTCCTTTATGATTTTTCAACATGTTACAAATAGCCACTCCTGCAAATACATCTCCACCACAACTATTGATATGAACATGAACATCTCCATTTCCTGCTTCTTTTAAAGCGTCCCGAACTGCCGACGGGTAAATATTTGTATCTTTTATTCCCCACATTTCTAGCCATCCATCGTTGCACACTTCACTCTCAATATCTCCGTCAATAAAAATTTCCGTGATACCTGCTTCGTTTCTGATTTTTAACCATTTTTCATTCACTTTCTCCACCTCCTTTGTCTTTATATGCCGCTCCCAATTGTTCTAAAGGGACATAACTACCGTTCATTACAACAACATCGCCTCCCTCTATCTCTGTCATTCCAGCTCTTTTTCTTGCTTCATTTATCGTATAAATTCCACTTGTCACGTATTTGCTTAAGCATTCTGCTTGCGTCTTCAAATCCCCTCTTAGAATGCTTGCTACATTGAATTCAAAATGCAATCCTTGCATTCTTTCTTTTTCTGTTAATAACTTCAAATCAAATTCTTCTTCATAAAGAGTTAAGATATACAGCAATGTATCAATATAAAAAGTCAAGTTCTGCATTTCTGAATTTGCATAGCTTGACTTATCGTAGTTATTCAAATGGTTTGGCTTTACTCCATAAGCTGCTGCAACCTGTAAAGCTGTAAATTTCTTCAATTCAAAGAATTGACTATCTGTAAGTTTCAAATCAAGAGGAATAATATCCATGCCCGGAGGCAACGGCATAACACCGGTTGGGTTTGTTTTAGAATTTATAAACTCCTCTATTTTTTCAAGCAGTTTCTTTTGCAATTCCTTGTTCAAATCTCCTGTGTATCTTAATATTGCCTTAGCGGTCAATCCTCTATCGTATAAGCTATTAAGGTATTGTTGACTAGCCTTTACCCCTTGAAGCGTTGTAGCGAGTGTTTCTCGCACTGACATACCCACAATGCCGTCCTTAGATAGTCCACCTTTTAGATGCAAAATTTCACCTTTGTTAAAATAATAAGATTTTCCGTCTTTGTTAAATTCATACCAAAGACTTTCTTTCCCGTTGAATAAGCCAACATTATCTATCCAAATTCTGACATGACGAGGATCCAATGGATAAATTCCAACCAACTTTCCCCTTAAATCATAGCTTAGATAAGCATAGGCATTTCCATAGTGATTTCTCCAGTATTCTAGCAGTGTCTTAAAAGTACTAGAGGTCATAAAAGGATTGATTGCTCCTCTTAACCTTAAAAGTGCGTCATGGTCGGTGATTCTGTTATTATCGTTGTCTTTTAAATGTAATGAGAGTTTTCCAATACTTTCAGATAATACTTTTAAACAAGTAAAATATGTTACTTCTGACAGATCCGCACCTGTTTTTAAACCAAAAAATTCGCCAAAATTCATTCTGGTTATAGAAGTTGTTCCACTTTTTTCAGTAACTTTATTCCAAAACTTCCGTATAATTCCCATGTTCCACCTCCTTTTTCTGTGATTTTATCCCATTAACTCCAACCAATCTGCAACAGATTCGTTGATGTCAACATCTTCTTTTTTATTCAATAACATGATTTTCCAAGCGTCAAGAATAGCGTCCACAGGGTCAATCCTGTTTTTTTGTGCTTGCTTGTCCACTTTTATTTCCCCGAAACTATTGCTTGTAGTGGTAGCATTGGCTATAGACCATTTTAACAAGCTATTTTTCTTATCGTAAAGCACTTGAACTGCCTTAACGGATAAAGCAAAATCCACTGTTGCGTCATTCAAAGACTTTGCCGATTGCTTCACTTCTGTTAAATCACAGCCTAAAAAGTCTAAATCTGCTAAAAAAGAACCTGCATTGTGAGCGTCATATCCACATTCCACAATCTCAATTTCATATCTTTCTAAAATTTCTTTTAAATGAGATATAATAAACTTATAATCCGTTTTTATTCCAAATGCTCCAGTTGTGAGTGTTAGAAGTCCCTCTCTTACCCAAATCCGATAAGGTACATCATCTGTTTTCTCATGTTCTACAAGTCTTAACTCAGGCATAAAAGAATGACTATAAATGTATATTTGATTATTTTCTAATGGAAATACTAAAGCAATACTTGTTAAATCCCCACCTTTTGATAAGTCAAATCCTAAGTATGCTTTTCTACCCTGCATATCTTCCAACGTCAAATCACTTTCGCATTCTTTGAATTTTGCCAAATCAATATATTGTCCACCTTTTGCAGTTACCCACATATTAAGTTGTTTTGTTAGAAAGTTTGTAAGGTCATCTCCACCTTTTTCCTTTGCGTCGATCGCTTTTTCAGAATATCGTGCTATTTTAGTCTGATTTGGCGTTCCGTCCTCGTTGTAAAGAAAATAAGGATTTGCTTTTAACCAATTTTTCCAATCCCAAATATCATCATCCTTGTCCATTTCGCAGATAAATATAAAGAGTGTTTCTTTTTCAACTAATCCCTCTAATATCTTTTCGCAAAATTGATAATGTTCATAACAAAAACTGTTCAAATTAAATCCTGCTGTTGTGATAGCTAATGTCAAAGCATTATCCACGTCAGCCTGCCCATCTAATAGCAATTTATACATTTGATTATTAGGGTGAGCGTGTAGCTCGTCACATATAGACAAGATGTTTCCAAAACCGTCCATAGACTTTGTATCTCTACCTAAAGACTTAATCACTGTATCTGTGATTAGACTTTTTATAGTCCTGTCGTGTTCTTTTACTTTGTATAACTCTGTTAAATCACTGTCGGATTCGATAAAATTTCTAATATCGTCCCAAACGATATTCGCTTGGTCTTGCTTTGTCGCTGCACAGAATATTCTATCTTTTAATCCTAGATATGTACTAAAGAATGTCGCTTGCATTCCTGATAAAAAAGATTTTCCATTTCTTCTCCCAACCTGAATATACGCTTCTCTAAATCTTCTTTCTTTTGTTCTTTTCTTTCTCCAACCGTGCAAAGAACCAATGATAAATTCTTGAAAGCCTCTAGTTTTTAGAGGTTCGCCATTCTTCATCACTAAAGTATTTGCAAAATCAATTGCGAATTCTGCTTCCTCAACATCAAATTTATAATCAAAATTCTTGTTTTTTAAGTTATCCAAATGTCTTTTACATGCTAAAAACTCCTTTCTTCCAGCTATTTTTTTGCCACTAACCACTAACTTAGCATAAGCTGTCGTTCTATCTCGTTTCATAAACTATCCTTGTTTTCGTGCTTTTATGAGTTCAATGAACTTATTTTCTTTTGTCTCTTCTTTCGTCGGTACAATAAGCTTTAATCTGTCAGTAGTGGCTAATCCTAGTTTTGTTGAGCATTGCATAATCTGTTTTATATATTTTTCTTGAACCACCAAAAGAGGATGGACAGTATCATAAACATCATTCGCCGTTCTTCTTTTTCCAAGATAGCCATTACACGATATTTTTTCTGTAACATCTTGATAGCAACTATATGCATTGCAATAAATTGCTAAAAATCCCAAGTCTAAATTATCAAGTAAATTTATTTTTCCTGCTTCTGTCACAACTCTTTCAAACTCTTCTTTTCCTTCGCATGATAGCCATTCCGGAGCTTCTAAATGTTCTCTCCCAAGTTTCAATTTTTTTTCTTGCTCCTGCCGATTTTTAATTGCTTGTTTTCCAATTTTTCCTGTGGATATATCAACAACTTTTCTTGTTCTTCCTGCCATTCTTTACACCTCCTTTGTGCCAAGAAAATAGATATTTTAACAATAAAAAAATATTTCCAAAATATTCCCAATTTATTGAAATTTCATTTCTGGCATTTTCTCTACGAATTAGGGGGAAGGCGGTTTTAGAAGCCCTTAGTAAAAACTTTTTCAACCTCCCCCTATAAATATTTTTCAATAATAGAAAAGAGCAATCGCTGCATTTTTCGCTTTGATTGCTCATCTTTGTTATATTCTTTATGTATTAGAGCGTGTGTCTTATCACTTATCCAGATAAGATTGCTTATATCTAACGCTCTATCTTTATTGTTTTGTAGCTCTTCAATGTGATGGGATAAAGTTCCTTTGACTACTCTATGGTTTATCTCTAATTCATATAGATCCAATCCATTTGCTTTTAATTTACATAACTTAGTGAGTTCCTTCCAAGCTTTGCTGTGATAGAAAGCTGCACTCTCCTTGTTTCTTTTTTCTCTATCATATACTTTGTGCCTTTTCTTCTTGCATTGGCATTGTTCTCCTTGCTTTATTTTCTTCCCACATCTGCCACAGATTTTATATAGCATTTTCACACCTCTAAAATTTAACTTATAACCATACACTTAAAATCAATTCTCGTTCGTTCTCGATACTCTATTTAACGTTTTAAAAAGTTTTTAGTAAATTATATGCCTAACTCGTTTGAACGGCTTAAAATAGCCTTATATTTTTTATCGCTACTTTTTTAGAGAAAGTAGCAAAACTCTTCTCATAAATTTCAAGGAGGAAATTCTATAAAAATAAAAAGAAGCAAGAATGTCTCTGTTGTTCTTACTTCTTCCATGATACTATTATAGCACTTATCATAGGGACATACAAGGACATTTAGGGACATTTTGCAAAATTTTTTCTAAAATTTATAATTGCTCTCTTATGAATTCGAGAAATCTGCTTCTTAGAATACCCCGTTCTCTCTGAGATGTGTTCCCAAGTGAAGTTATTTATATATCGGTATCTAAGTACTACCCTTTCTTTCCAATCTTCCAAATGCTCTATTTCTGTTGCTATTTTGATTTGAAATTCCACTAATTTTTCTAATTTTTCCTCTAACTCGTATAATTTGCTTAATTTGTCTATCATACTTTTATCCGGGCTGTTTTCTCCACCTTGTACCCTTTCTTTGAGCTGAACACTTGATAAAGACTGTATATTGACTTTTAGTTCCTCAATTGTTTCTTTCAAGCTCTGAATTTCAACTCTTAGTTCATAACCACTTTTTAAATTCATTACAACACCTCAATTCCTACTCCTGCATTCCCTTTGTCTGTTTCGTATCCCAGAAATACTGGGACTATTTCATTTGCATTATCATCATCTATCCAACCATATCGAGCCATTAGGTCACAGGGTAACTGGGCAGCGTTGATAAAGTCAAACTTTCTTCTACTATCCCGAATAAAATAAAATCCAATCCGGTAAGGTTTTTCTTTTCCCTCTAATTTTTTCTTAAATTCTTTAATTATTTTAGGATTTTTCCATTCTATCTCATGCAATTTAAGGTAATTTTTAACAGTTTTTGAATTTGTCAAAATAGGTCTCTTCATATTTTTATTCCAACAGATTTCTTTACTGTTTTTAGAACTTGGAACGTTACCTTTAATAAAAATCATGCTATTTCTTCCTCCGTTTCCCAAAATGCTTTTGATTTTCTTTTTCTCTTAGATTGCCATGTGAATTTAAATTCTTTTGTCATTTCACAAATTCTATCTAAGATTTTATTTGTATTTTTGTACTGTAAAAAGTCTCTCATTTCTTTCAAATCAAGATTGGAAGTGATGATGATAGGCTTTCCTGCCCGGTATCTCGTATCTATCAAACTAAATATCTTTTCTTTTCCCCATTCTTCACTCAATTTTTCACTTCCTAAGTCATCGATAAATAACAAGTCTACCTCTTTCACTGCTTCTAAAAATACGCTTTCTTGGTTAAAATCCTCTCTTAAAGTTCTTAAATATCCGCCTAAGTTAAAACTTAAAACCGCATAATTATGTTCCATTAAGTAATTACATATACAGTTTGCTAAAAAAGTTTTTCCAGTACCACAATTTCCAACGAATAACAATCCGTCATTGATTTCTAGGATTTTATCGTAGTTTGTAACATAAGTTTTAATTTTTTTATACAACTCTTTCTCTTTGTTATTTTGTAAAGTTGCATTTTTAAACTGGTCCTCTCTTGAATTTCTGTCAGTGATAGACAATTCTTTGAACTTTTCTAATCTTCTTTGAATTTTAGCTTGTTTTTCACAAGAACATTCATAAGCTACCTCTCGACCGTCTTCAAGTCTTTCAATAACGGTTTCTCCACAACATGAGCAAGTAGCTATAATACAAGCTTTTTTATCTTCTTCTCTTTGTCCTATGCTATTACGAAAATCTTCTGTATATACTAGTTCTCTCATTGTTTTTATACTCAATTTACCCTCCTCTCAACACATCTTCTGCCGTCAATGAATAATCTTTTTCATAGACTTCTTCTTTTTCTTGTTTTTTAGACAAGATATAATTATCTCTCAAACAAGCAATTATCCAAGCGTCATGTTTTTCATTTGCATTTGCATATTCAAATACTTCTTTAATTCTTAGAATATCATTGCAATATTTTAGGATATTCTCTACTTTGATATTTCTATTTTGAATAAGTAGTCTTATTTCATTTTTTAAAGCAGGAACGCTATTGTTATTCTTATTATAGTTATTCTTATTCATATTATGTTTATTATAGTTATTCTTATTAGCGTCCACCTTTAGGGAACTACTATAAGTTCCCTTTTGGTTACTACTGTAAGTTCCCTTTTCGGAACTTATAATAGTTCCCTTTTGGTTACTACTGACTATAAGGGAACTTATGTAAAAAGCAGTGGATTTATTAAATCTTCTTTTCTTGTTAACAAGTCCTAATTCCTCTAGTTCTTTTAACCCCTTAGAAATTCCAGCTCTTTTGGAAGTGTTCAACTCTTTCATAAGTTCCTCATACGAATAACAAATAAATATATTTCCATCTTTATCCGTAAAACTTTCTTTGTTCTCTTTTTTGCAAGATAAGTTATACCTATCAAGCATAAGCAAATAAATATCAAATGCAGTAAGACTTATTCCCCCGTCCCGTCTAAGTCTAAATAGACTTTTGGGAACTTGGAAATATGGCTCTTTTTCTTCCAAATTCCCACCTCCTGACTTAAATTATTTCAATACCCACTCTAATAAACGAATTCCTACCTCAACACCATGAAGTGCTTTATCTAATTCATTGAAACGTTGAAATTCGGAACGATTTACTTTTTTGATTTTATCTCTCAATATGATAAATGCCAAACTTTGCAGTTCTAGCATATGCTCTATTTCTTCAATTGTTCTCATTCGTAACTCCTTTTTCTAAAGCATTTCCCAAAATGGAAATAACCACTACCTCTTAAAATTTAAATTTCCTTTGTATATTTCATGTATCGGTTCATCAAACACATAAATATCCGATATGTAACTTTCCCCCTCTTCGTACATATTCAAATTACAATAGTTATTTGTGGAGGCTTTATAAATCAATTCAAAGTCATCTCCTGTGTCATTTAAAAACCAACTTAACGTTAATGTGGTTTTCTTTAATCTTTTAATAATTAAAGGAACATTGCAGTAATGAGAAATTCCTAAATATTTTTTACAAGGATCTCCTTTATTATTTTTATATATTTTTCTAAGTTCTTGTGCTGTTACTCTTTTTAATTTCATCTATTCTTCCCACCTCGCTTTTTTGCTTTTGGAATGAGGTTTAAAATCAAATAACGTTTTAATCTATCTATATGTCTATATTTTGCAAAAAAATCGCCTCTTAACAGCACTCCATCTGCTCGTCTTTTAATCCTAAGTGTCAAATCATCGTCAGGGATAGAAATTCGAAAACCTCCCTTGAAATGTCTTGTTTGCTCTCTCTTCTTTCTCAATTTTCTAAGCTTTAACTTCATCATCTTCATGCCTCCAAGAAATAATATAAATTTCTACGTTATTTACTTCAAACTTGCTTACATCTGATATTTCTCTTTCAAAAGTTTCTCCAGTATCAAAATTCATAATTCTTAAAATAACATCTTCTTTCTTTATTTCTTCATTCATAATATCTTGTAAAATATATTCTCTATCGTCGCTTAATGTAAACTGTCTAACTGTATTACATTTCAATCCTGATTTTTCTTTTTTATAAAATTCAGTAAAACTTCTAAATGTGATTACTTGTTTCATTCTTCCTCCCCCAATACTTTCCAACTTGAATCTAAGTTTTCCCAAACCCACTCTTCAAAGATTGCTTCTATTTTGTCTTCGTTTTTGATAATTTCTTTTGCTTCTTGCTCTGAATATCCGTAGTCTTCTACCAAATCAATGGTTTCTTCAACCTCTGAATTTACATACCCCGTTGAAACGTAAAATTTTATTTTATACTTACTCATTTTCTTCCTCCTCTACCCAATCGGCTAATTCTTGAATAGTATCTTCTGTTGAATCACAACTACCACAAGTTACAGTTGCAAACTCATTTTTTATTAAAACTCCATTTTTGTCAAAATCTACATCATTTATGCTGTGAAAGCATTGTACACTTCCACAATGTTTACATTTCCACATTTTCCTCAACCTCCTGCAACACTTTCTTCACTCTTTCCAAAGCCTTTTTTGCTTGTTCTTGAGTTTTGAAGTAGTTACCTATTTCATATCTGTCATTGTCTGCTGAAACATAATCATCTGTTGTATAATATATGATCCCATAGTCATTGATACAATAATATCCTCCGTTACGCTCTGCTCTCCAACGTTTAGGTTTTCCGTATTTTTTATTGATTGCTTTTATCATTATCTCGAAAACATGTTTTGTTTCTGAGGTTATTAGTGTATTTTCATCTAACATATAACGATCTTTCTCGTATATTCTCCAAAAATCATCTATTCTTTCGATTATAATTGAAATACCTTCATCTATTTCATTGATTTCTACACCTCTTGGCAATTCAATTTTTGTCATTCTCCACGCCCATTTATCCCATACTTGAATAAATTCTATTTCCAAAACTGTTTCTTTTTCCATAATTCCCTCCTAATTGAAAGGGGCATAACTGCCCCTACTACTATTTTGAAAACAACCCTTGTGCAACATCATCGTGTCCGATTTTGCTATCATCAACAATTTCTCCTGTTTCTTCGTCAATAACCAATTCATCAGAAATTTCCACTTCTTTTGTCTTTTCGTTCCAATTACTTGTTTTTTCATCTTTATTGATATTTTCTAAAAATTCTACTGACACAGGAAGCCATTTCAATAGCTTTTTAACAACTGTTTTTTGTGCCATTTCTTCAAAATTCTTATTCCATACATCATTTTTATATGAACCTTTTCTATACTTTTCCTCATGTTTTATCACTTCATCTTTTGTCATATATTCAAATGCTTTAGCTCCGTCTTTTAAAATAGCAACTGCATAAAATCCCTTGATTTCTCCTCTATCATCAAAATTAGGTTTATGTGTCAATGTTCTACTTAGCCCGTATTCGATACTAAATTCATCATTTTCATAAACAGCATAGCTATAAATGTCTGATAGTTGCCCACTTCTTCGCAATAACTCAATTAGTCCTTTATAACCGATTTGAAATTGGCATTCTATCATTCCTGCTTTTTTATTTTCAAAAGGGATTAAATAACATTGCCCTAACATTCCTGGCTCAAGACCTAACTGTGCAGATACCATCAAAGCCCCTAGCAAACTTTCTTGACTACATTTAGCAAGTTTAGGATTTTGCCTTATTGTTGTTATTGCTATCCTCACAAATCTCTCCGAATTTACATGCTTAGGTAATGCGGTTGCAAATTGCTTTGCTCCTGCCTGCACTACGTCAAATATTGTTTTATGTTTCTTTGTTTCTGTCACTCCTCTATCGTTATTTGCTGTTAAGCTATTTTTTGCTACTGGTGTTGTCATTTTATTTCCTCCTATTTTTTTTAAACCAATTTTAAGCTCTTAAAAAGCTTAGGTATATAATTACCCTAAAAAAGTTTTAAAACGTTTTTTAGGGTACAATCTCGCAGTTAGAATTGAAATTAAGATGTCACCTGATTGCTAAAAATCTGCTAGCTTCTTTTTTATAATTTTGTTCCAACTCTTTATATTTTTTTACAAGCTCCGGATATGCTTCTTCAAATGCTCTCATATCAGTTCTTTTACTTGATTGAATATTAAATTTGAACTTTCCAGCTGTTGCTTTTCGAGCACCTTGTGCCAACATTTCTGTTAAAATTTCCTCTTTCAAAAGATTTTCTTCTTTTGCAAGTTCTTTTTGTTTCGCTGCTAATTCTTTCACTTTTTCAGCTTTTTCTTCTAATTCATCAAGTTCTACTACTTCATTGCTTTCTAATTCTAGAGCTTTTTTCTTTAGATATTCCATATATGCATCAGAACCATCAGGCATTGGAGGAACTCCTAACACGATATTATCAAAATAAAAAGCATTTGTTTTTTCTTCAATTAAAGCAATGTCTTCTTCGCTTCTTTCGACGTAAAATTCTTTATATTTTTGTCCGCCAATTAAGACTGCAATATACGCAAAAGCATATCCTGTCATGCTTAAATAGTGTTGCACTTGGGCATAGTAGGATTGAGGAATTTCATCATCTTCCCAAGCTTTTGAATTAAAAGCATTTGTAGTCTTGATTTCTAAAATTCCATATTCTCCTGTTTCTTTACTTCTTACCACTCCATCGACATTGGCAATCAAATATTCACTTACAACAGAATAAGGAGCTTGATACACTTCCATTTCTTTATGCTTACTAGCAAATTCTTTCATAACAACATTTTCTAGCATATGCCCCCAATGTGTCGCTTCATTGCCTTTGAAAGTTGCTCCTTCTGTTTTATCGATATAGACATCAATAATCGATTTGTAAGGATTTACTCCTAAGATCGCTCCAACATCAGAGCCACCAATTCTTTTTTGTCTTAGCAAATGCCAAGCTTCCTCGTCCTCATAATCTGCAACTTCAAAATTTGTTAATAAAGAGGCTTTAAAGTCCATCATAGACATTTGTACTACCTCTTGTCTTTCTAGTGCTATTCTGTCCTCTAATTCTGTTTTATTTAAGTTATATATATTTGTAATTCCTAATCTTTTTGCTTCTTCTCTTAATTCTTTTATTGTCATTTTTCCTCCTATTCACCGAATAAACTAGGTTGTTCTATAATAATTTTTTTCTTTTCTTCAGTGGAATGTGCTTCTATATTTCCGACGTTGATTAGAGATTGCTTGAAATAGCTTTCTTTCAATTCAATTCCAATCGTTCTACGATTTAATCCTAATGAAACGAATTGTGTTGAGCCAATTCCCATAAAAGGATCTAATACAATATCGTTTTCATTCGTCCAAAGCTCAATCCCTCTAGCAATTACATCCAGCTGCAAAGGACAAATATGCCGTTCATCTTCTTCGGTTCTGGCCATTCCTTTGTTTAAAGTGTTAGATTGTCTAATATCCATCCATACAGGATTGGCATATCTTCTCCATACTTGATGAGAATACACCGGAACATCGTTATATTTTTCTTTCTTTGCGTATTTTTCAGGATCAGGCTCCGGTCTTTGTATTTTTTCTCCAACAGGCTCATTTTCTCCAAAGAAACGATCTAATCCATCTGGATGAGATACGAATTCTTCATTATCTCCAGGTTTTCTCATCGTGATTAAATAATCAGGAAGTCCATTTCTACACATAGAACTGTCCTTACAAAGTTGTTTGTGCAATAATCCAAGTGCTTTTGTCCGTGTCGCTTCTACCAACGGATCCTTAAAAATAGTAACTTTGGAATGATAAATAAAGCCCACTTCTTGGAACATTCTTATCAATTCTCCGGGAAAATCTTTTAATCCAATTACGCCATCCCTAGATTTCATCATAGGGATATCCATACAGTGAAAAGATAGCAATCTTCCTGGTTTTAAAACTCTATAAAGTTCTTTTGTTAAAAATTTAAAATGATGGTAAAATTCTCCGTCGTCTTTGCTATTTCCCATATCCCTATCGCTATTGGAATAGGTATATAGACTTGCAAATGGTGGACTAAAAATAGAATAATGAACACTGTTATCAGGCAATCCCTGAATCACTTCTACACAATCTCCATGATATAGGCTATATCTTTCTTGAATTTCTTGATTGATTACTTTCATTTTGCATCAGCGTCACAAAGATATCCTTTTAAATATCCATCTAATTCATCCCAATACACGCAATCAATCTGTGGATTAGCCTTTAAAAATCCATATTCAATCAAACAACCTTTTGAATTTTTAATAGTTTCAAAATTAGGGATTGTCACAACGTCACATCGTTCTAATAAAGCAAGGCAATCATCAATCCCTTTTTCATATTCTGTTTCTTCATATCTCCAACCGAAATTGTGAATTGGACTGATAAAAGTAACCCCTTCATAACGATGAAAACTTTTTATAAAATTTTCCACTTTCTTTTTATTTTCTTCTAGCCCTCCGAATGGATGAGCTACATATATTAGTAATTGCTCCATAGTTTCATCTCCTCCCATTGTGGTAAAATCATTTCTAAATTTGCTACATAATCTGTACAAATTCTAGTAGTCGCTTGTAATTCTTTCTTTGTAATTTCTTTTGTATAATCTGTCATGATTTGTTGCATTCTTTTTGCATCAAATTCTTTTCTTGCAATGTTTTCTTTTACCGTTCCCTCTCTCTTAGAAAGAACAATATAAACATTGACTTCTTGCTCCTGCCCAAATCTCCAACATCTTCTGATAGCTTGATAATATTGTTCGTAGCTGTCAGAAAGACCAACAAAAATCATATTATGGCATTGTTGCCAGTTCATACCAAAGCCTGCTATTGATGGCTTTGTAACTAATGATTTTATTTCATTCTTAGAGAAAGAAAGCATTGTATTGGCTTTATAATCTGCTTTGTCTTGTCCTTTTACTTCGTAAGAATTTTCAATATATTTATGTAACAATGCAGATTCATCATTCAAATTACACCAAATAAGCCATTGTTCTTCTGAATTATTTACAAGTTCAGAAGCAACTTGACAACGAATATCAAGTGTATCTTTTCTCACTCTTCGCCTTTCTGTAAGTGTCAGAGGTTTTGTTTCAAACTCATCTCCATCTGCGATAATTTCAGTAACATTTAACTTAGGCAAATCGTATCCTTGCATTGCATAATCCAAGTTACAAGGGTTATCGATAAACACCGCCCAGCTTGCCATCCATTGCCAGAAAATATCTTGTGCATGTCCTTTCAATCTCCATTTTGCAGTATCTCCGCCATCGTGAATGAAATACATAGATAGCATTTCATTTCTTGTCATCACTCCTAAAAATTCGGAATGATTCCCTAATTCCATATAATCATTAGGAGCAGGAGTGGCGGTACAAGCTAATTTAAAAGGAGTTTTATAGAAATTTTCAATAATTGAATTTCTGATTTTTCCAGTGAATGATTTTAAGATGGAACTTTCATCAAGAACAATTCCGACAAATTCACTTGCTACAAATCGATCTAATTTTTCATAGTTCGTAATATTGATTCCGTCTAAAACTTCATTTTGACTTTCTGCGATATTGACTGAAATATTGAATTTCTCCCCCTCTGCTTGTGTTTGTTTTGATACAGCCAAAGGTGCTAAAATCAAAACATTTTTCCCTGTTTTTTTGTAAATTTGATTAGCCCATTCAAGTTGCATTAAAGTTTTCCCAAGTCCACAATCTGCAAAGATAGCAGACTTTCCTTTTTTTAAAGCCCATCTGACAATATCTTTTTGAAAATCATACAGATTTTCATTTAGAATATTTTTATCAATATCAAATCCTGAGTTTTCTATTTGAAAGGATTTTGAAGTTATAAAGTCTGTATAATTCATTATTTCATCTCCTCGAAAAATATAAAGTACCCAATTCCTGATATTCCTGCTAAAATTAACATAATTGTTTTTAAAACGAAAGGAAAAGGAATATCTAGCATGCTATAAATAAATGTAATTCCCATTACAACAAAACCGATAATTGCGATGATGTAGAATAATTTTTGTAATTTTGATTTTTTCATTTCTTGATTTCCTCCTTAAATCGTGTTAAAATTCAAGAAAGTTTATTCTATAAACTCTCTTTAAACATCTGCAGGGGCTTGGTCGTTGCTTGCAGATGTTTTTAAATATTCCTCAAATTGCTGTCTATAACATTCCCACCGCCAACCTGTTCCTATGTTATTTCTTATCTGCCTACCAAAAGGATAAACCCCTTTTACTATGCGACATTTAACAGTGAAAACAGATTTTCCAAGTCTTTTTGCTACCTCATCAACCGTTATTGTTTCTTTCATACCTTCCCCCTTTTTTTACGGCTTTGGCACTGGCTTAGGTGCCTCTGGTTTTGGAGTATTTGGAACTATTGGTTTCTCTGTTTCGTCCACATTTATTGAAACTCCTAAGATAAATCCAACTCCAACACCTAAAATAAAAACTGTAAAAATCATAAAATCCTCCTAGATTTCTTTAGATTGACTTGCTAGATATTTGGCATGCACTGCAAGACTTTCATACTCTGCTAACGCTCCGATATATTCATAAGTTGTCGCTTCGTGCTTTTTTATCATTTTCAATATTTTTCTTTTTGTTCTTTTAGAGATTTTTGCATTGTATATAAATCCAATCAATTCACATGTAGATCTTGCATAATTTCTCGTCTTTTCGTCCTTAATGTCTTTTATTATTCCCATAGCGTTTTTTTCTAACATAGTATTCCTCCTTGTTTTCTAAAAATTCTTTTTTCTAAAATGTGTCAAAAACTGCATTTACAATTTTTTCAATCAAAATATCAAACTGACTATCTCCTAAGGAACCCAATTTATCCTCAATCATTGCCTTGATCTCATTATGTGTCATTTTTCTTCCGTCTTCTTTCCAACTGTAATCTTTCTGTTCTACCATCTCAAACATTAGATTTTTCAATAGTAAATTAGCTTTTTCTCTTTGTATTTCGTTGTAAGTGTAGTGAATTTCTGACATAACTATTCCTCCTTGTTTATTTTTTTTATTGTTCATGTTCTTTCTCCTCGTTTTCTACAACTGGGATAATTCCATTGTTTTTCAAAAGTTCATATAAGAACAATCTCCCTTTTTGTGTCCAATACATATGAATTTTTGCTCCTTGTGTTCCATCAGACTTTGGATAATTTTGTGTTTTCGTTTGGGTATATCCTTTGTCTGCATACTTTTGATACAAAAGCCACACTCCACTTTGTTTGAATTGGACTTCTAATTCATGAAGTTTTTTATTTAACCATTCGGCACTTTTACCATAGTCTTTTGCAATGACTGTCATAGATAATAAATCTTTGCATTGTAAGATAAGGTCGTAATAACTAGCCTTTGGTTGTAATTCTAAAATTTGTTGGTCTTTTACTTTGTTATCTAATGCTAGTCTTTCAATTCTTTCTTGTTGTTCTGCTGCCAACCTTAAAGCTTCTGCAAAATTAGCAGGTACTTGGAATTGACCTCTCAATTTATTTTCAAGTTCATCAATGTATTTGATGACTGCTTTTCTAACAAACTTGGATTCTCTTACTAGCACTTGTCTTGATTGTTGTAAATCTAGGATGAACATAGGTTGTTCCCTGTTCCATTGGTCTTTGTAAGAGGTCGGCGAAATTTTTCCCTCACCTATTTCTTCTTCAAATTCAAGTCTAATAATTTTCAACAGGTCTTTATGTTCTAATTCTTTTCTATCCCCCTCCTCTCTTCTAAATTGATTGATTAGTTCTGTAAGTTCTAATGATGTAAATGTGTTTTTGTTTTGTAATTCGTTCATAAGTCCTCCTTTATTACATTTTTCCTAATGCTTCAACAACACCTTTTGCTATTTTTTCACCCGCTTCTTCCGCTATGTCGTCAACTAATGTAAGAATTTTTTTATGTAATTTGTGAGCTTTGTAGCAAGCACAAATTGAAAGCAAAAGTGAGATTGTAGCTAAAACTAAAGATAAATATTTCATAGTTCCTCCTCTCGTGATATAATGAAAATAAAATTCTAAGGATGTGATTCTGTTGTTGGAAAATAAATATGATATTGAAATTTTAGGTATTTTTTTCAAAAACAAAACTTTATCAAAAGAAAATATTTTGAAGTTTTTTCCGGAAGAAAAATACGCAACTTCTGAAAGGATAGACTTTTTATTTAGTGAAAATTTAATTTTTAGTTTGCACGAAGAAACTGAAAACTATCCATTCTACAGATATACAGAAAATTACGAAATCACTCCAACAGGTAGAAAAATGTATCAAGATATAAAAGTAACTGAACATCTGAAAAAAATTGAATATTATAAGAATCTTTCTTTAGAATCAGTTCGTTCTATTTTCTGTTCAATAATCATTTCTATTATCACAACGATTGTATATAACTATTTTTTTAATAAATAGTTATTCAACAAGTAGCAAGTACCTAAAGAAGTTATGGCCGAAAAAATACAAGGTATTAAAAATTTGAAAATAAATGGGATTACAATTTTATACAAGATTTTTTTTTCATCAAACATCCATGCTCCCTCCTTTCTTATCGGTCGTTAAATTCGACATTTCTATAACAATACTTCGCCATTCTGTGAATAACCTCTGGAATACTTAAGCCACTTTCTTCTGCCAGCTCTTTCACAATCTCCAATGTAGTTAATCTAATTTTTACAGGTCGACTTCCATTGGTTTTTTCGTTCTTTTTTGGTAATTGAAATTTGTTCATTTTGTCGCCTCCTTTCTTTGTTTTAAATCTCTAAAAATTTTTTTATTTGTCTTATTCTTTTCTCTGATACTCTATTCCCTCTTACTAAGTCAGAACAATACGCTTTAGAAATTCCAAGCTCTTTTGCCATTTTGCTCAAAGAAATTTTTTTTATTCTTAAAGCTTTTTTGACTGACATTTCAAAATCAATTTTCTTCATTCTCCCACCTCCTTGTAAAATTTTCTAATTAAATATTGACATTTCATTTGAGTGTATGCTAATATTTAAGCATAAGAAAAACACCACTTATAAAAATGCTGGGGAGCTATATTTATTAAGTGTTTTTTCTTTGTTAGAAGCTTACTTTATAGCTTACATTCTAAGTATAATAGAATGTATTCTAATTGTCAAGATTTTTTTTATATTTTTCTTGAATAGCTTCTAACCTCTACATTTTTTAGGAGGTTAAGAGGATGAACATGTTGGAGAGAATCCGAGAATTATGTTTAAACAGAGGGATAACAATAGCGGAGTTGGAAAGAAAAGCAGATTTGGGCAATGGTTCTATAAGGCGTTGGGGAATTGCCTATCCGTCAGTAGATAAAGTGGACCGAGTGGCAAAAATACTTAATGTCTCTATCGAATACCTTTACACAGGAGAAAATCAAAATACTCCTAATGCCGCTGCTAGAAAATTAGGAAAATTAGAACCAGAGGAGGTGAAAGCTGTAAATGATTTAATAGATTTTTATTTGTCAAGAAAAGGGAAGTAAAAAAAGGGAGAGTGCTTGTTATTGAAAGATTTTACAACTGCATATAGATTAGCAACTGAATTTATAGAAAATCCTTGTTGGCTAAAATATTGGAAAAAGCCAGAATGTTTATTTAAAAGTCTTGGTTGGATTGTGATTTCTTATAAAAGAAGCGAACACCACAAACTAACAAATGAAGCGTACAGTTCGTATAAAAATGGAAAATTTTTTATATTGTACTCGTGCGAAAATTATAAAACTAGAACAAATTATAATTTTCATCATGAAAGTGGGCATATAATTGCCGCTCACCCGATTAAATATGGCAATATTTTGTGTAAAAGTTCACAAAATACAGAAAAAAGATTTTTAGAAGAAGAAGCGACAATTATTGGAAGAAATGTTTTTCTGCCAGCTTATATCATTAAATATATTTTAATTAAAACAAAAAATGATGTCGAAAATGTAAAAAAATATTTTCAAGAAAAATACATATTAAGTCAAGAATATATAAACGTTAGGTTTGAATATTTGGATATTGATTTTAAAAATATGTCATACCCAAAGAATATAGAGAGAGAAGCAAGGAGAGAATATCTTTTATTTTCAATTTGGCTATCTAGTAAAAAAGGTAATGTGATTTTTTAGGGGGGCTTCTTATGATAGGTGTAGAACTTAGTATAAGTGATAAAGGAGTAGAAATAAAAAATATAGACTTAAAAACTATTAGAGACAGCAAAGGAAAAAGTTTACTTGAGATGAGGGAAGATTTTGTTCTTGTTGATATAGAAACAACAGGGCTTATGACTGGAATTGATGATATTATAGAAATATCAGCTATTAGGGTTATAAATAATCAAGTTAAAGAGAAATTTTCTAAATTAGTAAAACCTCGTGAAAAAGTTTCCGAGTTTATTGAGAAGTTGACAGGGATAACAAATAATATGTTGAAAGAGGCAGAAAAACCGAAAAAAGTTTTAAAGGACTTCTTAGATTTTGTAAAGCCTGATGATATTTTGGTTGGTTATAACGTGAATTTCGATATAAATTTTTTATATGATGATATACAATATTATTTGAATAAAAACTTTGGAAATGATTATATAGATGTTATGAGATTTTCTAAAATTTTATTAAAAGAAAAGATAGAAAGATTTAGATTGAAAGATTTATCATATTATTATGGAATAGATTATTCCAAAGCACATAGAGGACTTGAAGATTGTAGAATAACATGGGAAGTTTTAAAAAAATTAAAAGAGGAAGCAGAAAAACAATATGGAAGTATCGAGAAATTTCTGGAACATAGAAAAAATGTAACAAAAGGAAAAATCTATAACTTAAATAACATACAGACAGATAATACTGTTTTTGATGAAGAACATCCTTTTTTTAAAAAATACTTTTGCTTTACTGGGAAATTAGAAAAAATGAAACGAACAGAGGCTGCTCAAATTGTTGTTGATTTAGGAGGAATTGCAGAAAATAACGTTACTGTAAAGACTAATTTTTTAGTGCTAGGGAACAATGATTATTGCCTTTCTATAAAAGATGGGAAAAGCAGCAAACACAAAAAAGCGGAAAAGTTAAAATTAGACGGGCATGATATTGAAGTAATTTCAGAAAAGGTTTTTTATGATATGATTTAAAAGGTTGGGAATTGTCAACAATCCTAGAAAAGCACTCTATTAACAGAGGGATATATTAAAACATCGAGCAAAAATATATCAACAAACAGAAAAATACTTCCCATAATTTTAAAAATTAGTTTAGTAGTTTTGTTATCGACAATTGTTTATTTAATTATATTCAAATAAAAAACTCCCTCTCGCTATTCACGGTAGCAAGAGAGAGCCCTAGAGTGTGTAACTCTATATAATTGTATTAAGCAGATTATAGCACACTCTATTTAAGTACGTCAAGTTTTAAAGGAGTGTGATTTTTTATATGGCAAAATACAAAAGGAGAGCAAATGGCTGCGGTACAGTGGTTAAGCTTTCAGGAAAAAGGAGAAAAGCATGGGCAGCCTTATCTCCTGCGAAAATGAACTATGAAACTGAAAAAATAGAAAGAGAAGTCATAGGAACATTTGAGACAAGGCAGGAGGCGGATAAGGCTTTACTATTGTATGACCCGAAAGAAACGGAGAGAAGAAAGTTACTATTTAAGACAATTTATGAAAAATGGTGGGAGGGTCATGTTAAAAAGGTAGAAGAAAATACGATAAAAACATATCATTCTATATACAATAAATATTTGTCGAAACTGGATAACGTAAGCTTTAAAGAATTAAACGCTTTATTTTTACAGGACTTTATAGATAAAGTGGATTCTGCTAGTTCTCAAAAATTAGTAAAAGCGGTTCTTGCAGGGATCTTTAAATACGCTATGAAACATGAAATAGTAGATAAAGATTTTTCAAAATTATTAGATATGAAAAAGCAAGTTGCTGTTTTAGAGAGAAAAAATTTCACAAAAGAGGAAATGGCAATACTATTTGAATATTCTGAAAGAAAGATAGTGAAAGCTATTTTAATACTGAATTATACAGGTCTTAGGATTAGCGAGTTTCTGAATCTGAATAAAGAGGTCATAAACAACGGATATATGAAAGTTATAAAATCAAAGACGGAAGCGGGAAGAAACAGAATTGTACCTATACATTCAAAAATACAAGGATTAGTGGATGATTTGCTTGCAGAAAATAGAAAATACTTATACACACAAGACGAGGACAAAAAAGTGACTTATGCTCGGTTCAGAAAAGAGTTTGAAGATTTTATGAAAGAGGTAAAAATGAACCACACAATACATGATACTCGGCATACTTTCTCGAATATGGCAGATGATACAAAAATGAACAAAAAAATCCTTGCTCAATTAGTTGGGCATAAGAACGTAAAAACTACTATAAACACTTATGTTCACAAGGATTTGGAAGCTTTGAGAAAGGCTATTGATTTGATGAATTAAAATTACAGAAATCAAAGTAGTTGCTTTTTATTTTTGTTAACAGTTTGTTATCAGTAGGAGAAATTTCAAACGATTTTTCGAGCTTTTAAGAGATAGAAAAATGATAGGTACAAATAAAAGAAAAGCACCGTAAACTCTAAGGCTTCAGTGCTTTTCTTTTCGTAGAAATTAAAACTAAAATTTAAGGAAACGTTATATGATTGACTTAATAATATCATAGAATAATTATATTGTCAATAAATTTTTTTTAAAAAATTTAAATTTATTTTTATTTTGATAAACTTAATAAAAATCATAATCCATATTCCTCTTCTTCAATCAACAAATTCATTT